AAAAATAAATGGTTCGGATGAAAAACCGTATTCATTAACATTTGATGATAAATCAACAACCGTAAACTATATGTTGGCTGATTTAGCAGTTATACCACCCGCACCTGATTTAAAAACATTACCACCTTTTGAATTATCTATTCCTATTACCAAAGAATTCATTGATAAATTTCTTAAATCAAAATCAGCTTTACCTGATATTGAAAAATTTACTGTGCTTAAAAATAAAAAGGAAAATAAATACCAAATTGTAATTGGTTATTCAAATACAAATTCAAACAGAATTTCTATTGATATTGACTGCACTTCTAACGAAGATGAAATTGAACCAATAAGCTTTTCAGCGAAGTACTTTAGTGGAATTTTAGCTGCCAATAAAGATTTGAATGGTGGAACATTAAAAGTTTCTTCCGAAGGTTTGGCTGTAGTTGATTTTGATATAGATGACTTTGATGCTACTTACTACTTGGTAAAGTTGGAAGATAATTAATGAAAAATTATTTTTATGAAAAAAGTGGAATAGAATCTTGGCCAACTAATATCACTTATGGTGAATTAGTATCGTACAATAAACAAAAACTATACGATTGGTTAGAAGATTTAAGACTTCGTGTATTAAAGAGTTGGGATGAACAAGGTATTCCGCCGATAGTTGGTAAAAATGAAAACGAAATTAAAAGTTCATTTTCTAAACTAAGACAATACGATTGTTCAAAATTCTATTATGATGTTGAAAATGGCAATGATCCCGATGTTATTGGGGTTATTGCCAATTTCTCAAAGACAGGATCAGCTGCTAATCAGTTTTTTCCAACAATGTTAAAAACAAAAATAGCATCAAGTGGTAACTCAGACAGTGCAAGATCTATTTACGATTATTTCACGGATGAGTGGAAGGATTCGTTTCATCATATATTGAGACGTGTTATATTTAATGATTCTATGTATCTTTATAGCAAATCTATTTCAACTCTTGTAGAGAAAAATCCATATTTTATATCAGGCGAAACATTAAGAGATATGTTTCAATCTTATAAAAATGGCGATGGTAGATTTGATAATAAAGGTTTACGTGTTTCTAAAATATCATGTTCAACCGATGAATATAACAGACTTTATAAAAATTGCTTAACAATCAAAGTTGAGGAACTGCGTCAGTTTTATTCAGAAGGATTGATTGATGATACAATGATTTCATATTTGGACGATATTGAAACTCTAACTGATACATTTTATGTAAAGAACGATTCAAACGAACCAAGATTAAATGTTTTTATGATTAGAGTATATGAGAAAAATATGAGAGTTTTTCCAGCAGCTCTGCAAGCATTTAGAATATCTTTCTCTCAACCCGCTGTTAATTTTCCACCATTAACTGCAAAGTTTTTATATGAATATTTTACGAGACATATCCCTGCGTCAGAGACAGCTACTATTTACGATCCAAGTTCTGGTTGGGGTGGTAGAATATTAGGAGCGATGTCAGTTATTAGACCAATACATTATGTCGGAACTGATCCTAACACCGATAATATGATTGAAGATTTAGGAATTTCTCGTTATGAGTATTTGGCTGATTTTTACTTACGTTCTATTGGCCAAAGGTCAAATATATCATCAAAGTTTTTTGATACAAAAGAAACACATACATACGAGTTATTTCAAGATGGTTCCGAAACAATACAATATAATCCAAAGTTTCAAAAGTATAAAGGTGAATTAGATTTCGTCTTTACTTCACCCCCATATTTTAATCGTGAAATGTATTCGGATGATTCAACCCAATCATATAAAGCACATTCCCAATACAGTGATTGGCGAGATAATTTTCTTAGACCAACATTAGAAACGGCGGTTTCTTATCTGAAATCTAATAGATATTTGTGTTGGAATATCGCAAATATAAAAGTATCAGATAATAAAACTATTCATTTGGAGGAGGATTCTATCGCTATCTTAAAATCATTGGGTATGGAATATCATGGCAAGATATGTATGTTAATGACTAAAATGATTGGAAATACAGATCCAAAGAGACTTGCGAATAAAGTTTTTCATAGGGGTGAGTGGTGGAAAATGGAACCAATATTTGTTTTTTATAAACCGTGAGGTAAAGGATGGAAGTTGATATAGCAGCAGTAAATACATTTTTTGATATAGATGCAATTACCTTTAGATTTGAAAAAGAAACAAAGGAATATTTTGATGGCATTCGTGAATTGGAAGATACAGTTGATTGTGTATTTGACTATTATAGAGTGAAAGGTTATCCACATTATACTATAACTGAGGATGAAAAGGCAAAACACATGAAAGCTATGCAAGAGTTTGATTATGATTCAATTTTTAAAAATAATGATATAATCCAAACCATGCATGGCTTAAGAATGGCTTGGTCATACTTCCCTCACGCTTGGGAGGTCAAGTGTGGTAATTCTAAAATGTCACCTGCGGATAATTTTAATAACGATCAAACATTTAGGAGCACTATAAAAAAGTGTTTAAAGTGGATGAAACAATATGGTAAAAAATCTTTTAGAGAAAACAGATTACGTCAATCACTTAAAATATACTCAGGGGTTCAAGCTGTATCCAATTTCAGACCAACAGCCGCTTGTGTTGTTTATAAAAATTATGGTGGAGACGGTGTTGTTTGGGATATGTCATGCGGTTGGGGTGGTAGATTGATTGGTGCATTGGCATCTAAGCATATTAAAAAATATATTGGAACTGAACCATCAACTAAAACATTTGAAGGACTTTGTAAAATACGTGATGATTTCTCCCATCTTGGAAAGGATATTGAATTAAACTGTATGGGATCAGAAGACTACGTACCTGAAAAGGATAGTTTAGATTTGTGTTTTACGTCACCACCTTATTTTGATACCGAAAAATATGCAGATGAACACACACAATCATATAATAAATTTCCAAATAGAGAATCTTGGGGACATGGATTTCTTAGAGGAACTTTTCTAAATTGTTATCATGGTCTTAAAAAAGGTGGTTATATGTTAATCAATATAGCTAATACACCGAAATATAAAGACCTTGAAGAAATGACAATAAACTATGCGGTTGTAGCAGGATTTACTTATGAGGGTAAAATAAACTTAATACTATCATCTGTTATGGGTGCTGGTCATAAACGAGAACCCATCTTTGTGTTTAAAAAGTGTTAGGATTTTACATGAAAATTTCGTATATTAATGAATTAAAAATATTAAAGGTATGCTATGATTTTAAAATCACACACAATTTGGAATGAAAAGTATAGACCAACATCATTGGATAATTATGTTGGTAATGATACTATAAAAAAAACATTTGATAGTTATATTAAATCAAATGATGTTCCACATCTTTTATTGCACGGCAGTGCTGGTAGTGGTAAAACTACCTTGGCTAAAATAGTTGCCAATTCTGTAGCTAAAGATAATTTTCTATACATAAACGCTTCAGATGAAAACTCGGTAGACACTGTACGTGATAAAATTAAACAGTTTGCTTCTTCTATTGGATTTGGTGGATTAAAAATAATTATTCTCGATGAATGTGATTACATGACACCAAATGCACAAGCAGCTTTACGTAATGTAATTGAAACATTTAGTAAAACTACTCGTTTTATTTTAACATGTAATTATGTTGAGAAGATTATAGATCCAATCCAATCTCGTTGTCAGATATTTAATATAGTTCCGCCTTCTAAAAAAGAAGTTGCACAACATTTGGTTCAAATATTAGATAAAGAGGCTGTGTCTTATGATAAAAATGATATTGTATCGATTATAAATATATCATATCCAGACATACGTCGTGTGATAAACACCACACAACAATCGGTTATAGAAGGAAAACTTCAGTTAGATGATTCAACATTAGTAGAACATGATTATTTTTCAAAAATAGTTAATACTTTGAAATCTAACGGTTCTAAAAAAGAAAAATTTGAGGGCATACGTCAGACAATAGCAGATAAGCATGTACGTGATTATACACAACTTTATCGTTATTTATATGACAATGTAGATGAGTATGCTTCTGGATTTGTTTCTACTGTTATACTAATATTAGCGGAAGCACAATATAAAGATAGTTTTGTTGTAGACCATGAAATAAATGTAATGGCAATGTTTGTTCAAATTATTATGGAAATAGACCAAAGGAGGTAACTATGGGAATTTTTGATATTAACGGTGGTGGTGGTGAAGCACCTGAATCACAAAAAGTAAGTGTTAACTTACAAGAAGCGCAAGATTTAGTTTGTTCTGCATGTGGTAATAGATTTTTTAAAGAAGTAACATTTTTTAAAAAGGTGTCTGCATTATTATCACCGACTGGTCAAGCTGGACTAATACCTATTCCGGCTTATGCATGTACTAAATGTGAAAATGTAAATGATGAATTCTTGCCTAAACAACTTTTAAATGGTTAAAATTTATGGCTAAGAATTTATTTGACCATATAAAAGGTGTCACGTTCCGAAAAACAAAATGGGAAGACTTATCTGATGAGGATAAGTCTTCTTGGAACAATTACATGATAAATAGATTTTTTTCTATGGAAGTGGAACTGACTGAATTAATAAATGAAGTTCAAAAATATTCAAGTGGAATATTGAC